GGTTGACTTTGGGGCGGAGCTGGAACTCTGCCCGGTGGATGAGAAGATTGGCCCGATAAAACTCGTGGTCCTGCCCGTCCCGACTGATTTTGTTTTCCCGCTGATGACGGAAAATCAGACGTGGGTTACTGTCATTGGTTCGTTCATCGTGGGTTGGAATCTGACATCGGACGGTGTGGCCGTTCCGTGTAACGATGAAACGAAGGCCAAGTATATGGGTTATATTATCCGCCTGCTTGTGAAGGGAGAGGAGGGACAGGAGGCCGAGGTTGCGGCGGGGCCGATCATGCGGTTCGCTGGCAACGTCGATAATTTCCTAAAAAACTGAGAGCCTATCTCCTCTGGTATGAGGATTGGGGCGGCAAGGCGGAGCCGGAGGAGATAGGGAAAGGCGAACATCCGATGTTGAATCCGCCGCCGTTGGAGGACGATGACCGTGTTGCGCTCAACTTCTACTTCGAGAACGCCACGACCTTTGTGCAGGAGTTTGGATTGATGCCGAAGTTCATAGACGAGTTGGGGCTGGCCGGTATGGAGCGGCGTTTATTCATGGCTAAACTATCGGCAATACATAACACGGTTTTGCGATTGAGGGCAGAGGAAATACAGAAGCGGAGCAAGTAAAAATGGATATCAAATATATTGTGACGGTTGATACAACTGGGGCAACTACATCCATCCAGAAGTTTGACGGAGCGGTCAATAACTTAGGCAAGACCACGCAGGAAAAGGCCACGCCGAGTATCGCCAGATTGACGGGTGCAATTGCCGCCGGGATGTTAGTCTATAACGAAGCCATGAGAGTGGTGAGTAAGTTTAGCGGCTTTGTTATAGATTCAGTCAAGGCCGCAATCGAAGCGGAGGAAGCGGAAAACAATCTGCGTCTTGCCCTGGAAACAACTGGCCGAGAAGTTGCCAATAATCTCGTGCATTATTCCAAATATGCCGACAGTCTCATGGAGATCACCCGCTTCGATGACGAGGCAATAAAAAGCACTCAGGCATTGCTTCTCCAGCTTACCAATCTGGATCAGAAAGGTATAGACGAAGCCACGAAGGGGGCTATCGGATTGGCTACGGTATTCAAGGTTGATTTGGATACTGCGGGTCGAATCGTGGCAAAGGCGATGGAGGGCAACGTAGAGATGCTTGCCCGCTACATCCCCAAGGTCAGGGATGCAAAAACCGAGGTTGACAAGTTAACCGTTGCCAAAGAAGAACTCGCCAAGATGTTTGTTCGCGCCGAAGGAACGATGGATACGATGGGCGGGTTGTTAGGACAACTCAAGAAATATTATGGCGAATTAAAAGAAGCCATTGGCAAAGCCGTCACGGAAAGCGCGGGGTTCAAGGGAATTCTCCAGGCGGTCATTGAGGTTATGAAGGGATTTTTAGACCCCGCGTCAAAAACGAGTTTCGCCTTTCAGTTAATCGCCAACACGATAGATCAAAGTGCTAGGCTTATAACCAGGCATTTTGGGCCAGCCTTGCTGTGGTTGGCTGCGGACATGGCCAAGGCTCGGTGGGAAACTGAGCATACTGTTCCCGTAATGCGAGCATTGGAAAAGGAAATCGTTGATATTGGGAAGGTTGCACAGAAGGCTGCCGGAAAGGGAGCCGGGGGTGGATTCATCGGGGAAATACTTGGCGACTTCAAACCGTTATTTACTGAAGTTAAAACCGGATTCACGGCAGTTCAAGAAACGATTATCGGGGTCACTAATGTAGGGAAAGCCCGCATCTTTTCTTTTGTGACCGCAAGCAAAAAATCATTTCAGGAAATGGCTACCGGTTGGGCTGGAACGATGGATGCCATCAAAGAAAAATGGGATCTCGTTCACCAGAGCATGACGGCTATCTTTAACCAGGCACAGACAAACCGCCTTATTGCTATCGAGAACGAATACAAGAAACGACTTGAATATATCAATGCCACCATCAAGGATGAGGGGGAAAGGCAAAGGGCGATTGAAGCATTGGAGGCCGAATACGAAATAAAAAAGACATCGGCAAAACAGGCGGCAGCGCGGCAGCAGAAGGCCTTCTCAATTATGGACGCCATTATGAACACGGCCGTTGCGGTCACCCATGCCCTTGCCGAGATGGGGCCGATTCTTGGACCGATATTCGCGGGGATCATGGCCGCGATGGGTGCAGTGCAGATTGCCCTTATCGCACGGCAACCGATCCCGTTGGCCAAGGGTGCAATATTCAGGAAGCCGACGCGCCTCTATTCTGATACAGGTGGGAGTTATGAGGTTGGCGAGGGCGGGGAGCCCGAAGTCCTTGCGCCGCTTTCCCGCCTACCTGCCTTGGCTGGCTCGATGGGGGGCGGCATACACCTGACCATCCCAATCTACATTGGTGACGAGAAAATAGAACAGCGGGTTTACAAAATCGTGAATCGCGGCGGGCAACTCGGCAAGATTAGGATTCCGGCAAAGGCGGTAGGAAGATGAGCAAAATTAGGATCATATACAACAATTTGGCGCGGAAATATGCGATTCTTACACACGGAACGGAACATCCGCAGTTTCCAGCAGAAGATGTGCAGGCCGACACGCCGAGTCAGTTCTATCGCACACGGTATGGCACGGGATCGGGAAACGGGTATTTTTATGCTGGCGCTACCAATAAATATATCGATTTTGATGAGGGAGGTTCAGAATTAACCGGGACGGTTGCGGTTGGGGCTTATAACGGAAATACCCTGGCAACGGCGATTGCGGTAGCCATGAACGCGGCACCCGGAAAGGCCCTGACCTATGCCTGTGTTTATTCAGAAACAGATGCTAAATTCACAATAAGTGCCGGGTCAAACTTTACGATTCGGTGGTATAGCGGAACAAACAAGGCAACGGATATCTCCGCTATGTGCGGTTTTTCCGATGCGGCAGATGACACAGGGGCTGCGACATATACCTCCGATTATCGGCGGATCAATTATGGGTATAGTTATATTGTATGGGATTTGCTTCAGGCAACAGACGTAAATTTCTGTGCCATCTTGAACCACAATTTTTCCTCAGATGCCTTCATCTATTGGCATGGTGCGGACGATGCGGCATTTACCACAAATTTGGTTACGGAAACATTTACTTATAATGCGGGCAATATGTTCAAATTCTTTTCATCCACGCAAACAAAAAGATATGTTCGAGTTGCCCTTTACGATTTCACCAATACTTCATCCTATATCCAGATGGGGCCGATTATTTTCGGAACATATTGGGAACCAAACTACACCTTTGCCAAAGACTATACGAAGGGCAAGGTGGATGATTCGCTGATTGAGGAATCACACGCCCTGGTAGAATACGGGCAAGTGCGCCCGCGCAGGAAAACTTGGTCATTGCCATTCCCTATGGGCCTGACGCAGACGGATGCGGATGAGATAGTGACTTTCTTCGATACGGTTGGTCTGGTTCATGGATTTGTGGTCTGTTTCGATTACGCCTATCCGAACACAAACTCATATTTCGTAAAAAATTCGGAACTCATAGATCCAACATATCTTCATTACAATAACTGGTCATGGCAGTTAGCGTTGAGGGAGAAGTTATAAATGGCTCTCAATCCCCCAGCCGATCTAACTGCCACCGCTATCAACTCGTCCAGAATTGATCTTGCCTGGACAAACGGAGACGATTATGGATTAGTGACCATTTCTCGCAAGCCAGCGGGGGGGACCTATGCCGTCATTGATGCGGTAGACGGGCTCATTGAAGCATATCAGGACAACTCATGTCAGGATGGAACGGATTATTACTACAAGGTCAGGGGGTTTAAGGCTCCTGATTATTCTGATTTTTCTAATGAGGATGATGCTACAACTCCACTTCCTAACCCAACTGGTTGCGATGGCTCGGCTATTTCTGATACGGCCATCACTATCGAATGGAATGATAACTCGCAGAACGAGACGGGGTTCAAGATATACATGGATGGGGTTTATCTCACATCGGTCGGACAGAATGTCGAGACATATCCAAAGACCGGATTGACGGCAAACACTTGGTATAAATTTAAGGTCACGGCTTACAATGCCCTGCTTGAAAGCGGTTATTCCAATGAGGTGATGATAAAGACGGGAGTGCCACCGACGAAACCAACCGGTCTCACGGCGCAGGCCGTCTCCGCATCGCAGATTGACCTGACCTGGACGGATACAAGCGATAATGAGACAGGGTTCAAGATCGAGGAAGATTCTGGTGGTGGATTCAGTCAAATTGATACCGTCGGGGCGAACATCACCCACTATCATCGCACAGGACGGGCATCAAACACTAATTATCTTTACCGCATCCGTGCCTATAATGTGAGTGGAAATTCTTCCTATTCCAACACGGCCAACGCCACAACCTTTGCCGCCGTTGCCGACCCGGCAAACCTTGTTGCCATTGGTGCAAACGATACGGTTATCGATCTTTACTTTCAGGACAACTCGACGGGCGAGAACCATCATTGCGTTGAGCGGAGGATAGGTGCGAACAACTGGGCCGAGATCAAACAACTCGAGCCGAACCGAACCGCATGGCGCGATACTGGCCTATCGGAAAACATAACTTACGATTATAGAATCCGAGCCCTTCAGCATGGAAACAACGAGGTTTATTCAAACTATTGCGCAAACGTCACGGCGACCACCTTGACCAATCCGTCTGCGCCATCTAACCTCGCCATCGGGAATCATACCGATACCACCATGCGCCTGACATGGACAGCTGCGGCGAACGTGACGGGATACCACATATTTCAATCTTCCAATGGCGTGGTCTATACGGAAGTCGCCGTCATCGGGGAGAACTGCGCGAATTTCCTTGCCCAGGACTTGACACCCAATACACAATATTGGTGGAATATTTGCGCATATAATCCTGCCGGGAACTCGGCCAATGCGACGGCGGCCAATCACACTACCGATGAATTCTATATTGAGACGGCCTTCGAGAAACTTATCAGACAACCGAATCCAGGATTGATCTTGCTCTGCGAAATCCATCCCAGGATTGAATTGGGCGGGTTTACACTGACAAGTGCAAAGAGTTACACCTATGAGGTGGGGGTTGAGGAACGCGGAATTGATATAGATTCCGTTTATGAAAATGGCGTTGCCTATACCGAAACGACAAGCATAGCCAATGTCGAGGCCACCGCATTGACGTTTTATTTCGATTATTATAGCCGGAAACTTTATATCCACGCATCGGATGGAACTGACCCGGCAGCGTTTCAGATCCTGGCCGGGTTCTGGCTTTACTTCACCGATTTCGATACAGCTACGACCCCAACCGTATTTAATGACAACAAATACCTCGGCCTTCTCCGGCGGGATGGAATACCCGATATCTCGCACACCATTTCCCGGTATTATGAGGGGAACTTTCAGGTATCGGCGGGACGCATATCATTTATCAATGCTGAGATCAATCCCGGGATTTATTATTTCGACAAGAAATATAGCCAATATATTTGGGAAAATGCCAAGTTGGTTTTACTGGCAGGTGGTGTAGGGTTTGCCTATGCGGATTTCCAGGTCATCCATACCGGGATGATAAAAGATAGGGAGATAGACGATACGGGATTCTACCTGGATCTGCGCGACCTCCGCGATGGATGTGAGAGGAATCTGCCGATCAACAATCTCTCGCCCGAAACCTATCCCGGCCTGGATACGAACATCGTTGAGGATTTGTCCATCCCATTCTACTTTGGGACACAGGCCAATGTCACGCCGCCTTGTATAGATTCAACCAATAAGAAATATAAACTCCATGACGGCAGAATCAAAAGTGTAAATGCGGTGAAGAAGATGCCGGGGGACATCACCCTGGTTGCTGACACGGACTATTTTGTGGACTATCAGAATGGTCTGATCCTATTGGCCGACGGCGTTTCTATGGGAAGTGGGGATTCGCTTCTCGTGACGTTCACCGGGGCGGTCAATTCGGCTGACGAAACAATAGAGAACGGCGCGGAAATATTTAAGTATGTCTGCAATAGCTTTCTCGGCCTGACGGATGAGGAGCTCAACCTTGACAGTATTTACTATACCAAATATGCCCGCACTGATACCCTGGCCGTGCCGATCTACGAAGATCAATCCTCAAGCGACGTTGTAAGGCAGTTGGAACATTCCTTGCGCGCCTATACCTTCCAAGATGTTTATGGCCGAATCGGGATAAGGCCAGCCAAAACCGCAGCCGATTCAACGTCCCGGTATGTGCGGAATCACCAAATATTTACACACAAGCAGGGCAAGAAATATGATGATGCCTATTATGAGATAACGGTCTATTACAACAAGAATCCCAAAACGGGCTACCACCAATGGGTCAAGCAATATCTGAACGCTCCGCAATATAAATACCGCACGAAACAACGGTTGGATCTCTACACCTACCTGACCACAGAATCCCAGGCCACAACGCTTCTGAATTATGTAATTGATGACATAGACAAGGAAACGATCTCGGCAGACATATCATGTTTACTGATGAACGTGATGCCGGGGGATATTATCAAATACAGCAGGGACCGATTCTATGGCGCATCTGGTATGGCGAATGAGTTGGAGTTGCGGATATTGAGCATCACCAAATCCATCGCTGCCGGAAAAACCTCTATCGTTGCGGAGTTGGTATAATATGGGCGAAGAAATAACAACGCGGACGGAATTCGGCAATCATCTGAAAGAGGATTTCAGGAAGGTACATAACATCTGGCCTCATGTTCCTTATTTTGTCTGGAGTGTTTCAACGTTGAGCTGGACCTATGACGGTGCTTGGCATACGGCGACGGCGGTCGGCCCGACACCTTCGGCAGATAAGCAAATTGTGGTGATCCTGGGTATTCTTCGGGCAGCATCTAATACCATCTATGTCTATACACGCAAATATGGATCGACGGAAGATTGGGAAGGGGTATTGGAAACGGACTATATCGGCGGAATGATAATCCAGGCGTGCGACAGTAACGGACAATATGAATACAAGACCACAACCAATGCCGGGATAACCGTCAAACAACTCGGCTACATGGCATTCCCTGCATGATGAGTAAATATTTACGCAATGGTGAGTAAAATGGATAAACCACGAATCTTCGCAGGATGGCCAGGGGCAATAGGGCGAAACGGTCCGTTGGAATCTGGTCTTAATGCTTGGGGTGCCGCTGGGGTTACGGGCGCGAGGATGTTCTTCTGGTCTATTTGGCGACCAAGGTTCCCCTACAAGGTGACACATTGGGAGAATGACCGCCCCGACAAGAAGGGGTCTGTTCCCACATTTGTCGAAGAATGGGATGAGGCGTTCTTTGCCGGGGCCA